TCTTGCACTATACATGGTTCTTGGGCTATTGTTGTCAATTACAGGAGTAGGAGTTATTACCAATCCTATTGGATACTTTTCAATTGTGGCTTGTGTAGTTGCAATTGATATTCTTCCATGAATGAGCAAATGAAGCTTGCTCTCTATGCTGCAATCGGAGTATTCGTTTTGAGGACGGGAACAACGTCTTTCGAACAAATGATGTTGTTTCTTCTGTTCATGCTCTGTATAATCGGCGCTGAACTACTAACCAAAAAGGATTAATCATGCTCATCCAACTTGAGATTAATGTAAAGCATATTAAAAAAGAAATTAGCGATTTCGTTGATGATTATCTGTTTGATAATTTTGAACAAGAAGTTTTTAAACGAGCAGGTGTTAAGAAGAAGGATATAGTGGAAGCTATTCTCAACGATCAAAGCACGATCGCTGATATCCAAAAGCACCTGCAAAGGTGGTATTATGAGTCAATGAGTGTTGCATTTGATGATATTCGCTATGAATGGGATATCCCTCTGCCTCTTGAGGAGGCATATGATAAATGCGATAAGGTGGCAGATGACATCTGTCATGAAAATCTTGAGAAATACAATTCTAAGAAGCAAGAAGAAGAACATCAAAAAACACTTGAACTAATCAAGTCTCTTGAGAAAAAAGGCTATTCCGTAACCAAGAACTAATCGTGCCATGAGCCTTAAACACTTTGCCTATAACATCATTTCTTCGATTACATTCGCATCAGTCGCAATCGGGGTTAGTATTGTTATAGTAGTAGCAGCAATGGTACATGATGTTTCATACAATGCTCGGAGTATTAGTTTCGGAATCAGTGGAGCAGCAGAAGTGCGCTGTATCGATGGATATAAGTTTATCATCGGAGAAAGAGGGCATGTAATGCAAATGCTCAATCAAGATGGTAAAGGCGAACCTTGTAATAATTAAGATATCATGGACATATACATTGTAAGAGATAATCTAGTCAAGACCATTAAGAGCAAGGAAGTGTATCTTGATCAGATAGAGAAGAATCAGTCTGTTGACAATAATACTGTTTATGAGTATCTAAAAGAGAATATTCGTGAACTGAAAGTAATCCTCCATGATGTACAAATATGCTGTAATAAAGCATTGGATGCAAGCTGGGCACTTAATCCCGAAAGAATGGGACAATAAAGAGTCAAACGAAATATTATATCGTATAACGAGTATTTTACGATATTTTATATCCGCACCTTTTATAGGGGGAGTATAATATGAGTTATAATGCAAAAATGCTTCTGAAAATTTCGGATGAATTGATCAAAATTGGCGGATACGGGTATTGTGCGGGTGCGGTGACATCCCTGTTGATGATTGCGTATGAGATGCTGGATAATGAACAACAGGAAGAATTCGTTGATCACCTGCGTCATTCGTGTAAAAACGCTGGTATATCGTTTGAGAGTCTGATTGGGGAATAATATATCGTGACACCTATGATCTCCGCAATTATTGGTGGGTTGCTGTTCTGTATCATTGCTTTTCTGATAGAAGTCAACATCAGGTATTAGCAATAATATTTCCCAGATCCAGGGTAATACGCAATAATATATCTTGACGCCCCCAGGGGAAAGATATAAAATATCCCGAAGACCGGGAGGTCAAGAAATTTCCTATCGTTTTACCCTTTTTAAACAAACTATTATTTCCTGTTTCATGATACAGAAAATTTACTAGCCATTTACCCTTTTTGATGTATACTGAACGTATATCAACTGGAGGATGTTATGGAAATCGGGTTTTGCCATAATGACGGTGGGCGTGTTGCAAACAACTACTCGGAGAGTAACGACTGCGCTGTCCGCGCGTATTCATTGTTCTTTGATGTACCTTATCCTGAAGCGCATAAGGTAATGGAGAAGATTGGCCGTAAGCCTGGCAAGGGAACACCTACATTCCCTCTCTGCCACACTCTGGACCAGACTACAGCTATTCGCAAGCTAAAGTACTGGGACAAGCGGATGACCGTCAATCAGGTGGTGCGGAAGCATCCGAAAGGCAAGGTGTTTTGCCTGATCAGTAATCATGCTTTCACTATCATAGACGGAACCGTTCATGATACATTCAAACCTGGTAAAAAGCAACGTGTATTTTCTTACTGGGTCCTTCCAGAAACTGAAACAGTCGTGGAGTCGGTAAAAATGGTCAGGAAATCTCGTGGTGAGGTCAATTTCGATATTCAAAGCATCGTGTTGCGTGAGAAGAAAGTCAACGAAAATATTTCTTCATATGCGGTTGCCAAGATTGTGAGTAAGGAGGTAGGGATCTCGATAGCTTCTGCCTATTATCATGTGAAAAAGCATTATTAAAATCAATTGGCCTCTTTTGGAAAGTAGTCATATAATGGACACACTTAACCACTGGAGGCCAAGATGGCAAACAAATACTACAACTACGCAATCGGACATGAAGTTGGTATTATTCGTTATGGTTCGTGGGGCGCTGTAAGCTTTGTTGGCAAGTACAAGGTCACAAAGAGCAACGGCAATATTCTGGAACTGACACGTGTCACTGATGGCTATGTTCTTGAATTCTCCAATCGCACGGGAATCTATAAAAAGGCATCTGATCGCTATTCTGGCCCGGACATTGTGACTGTTGACAAATATGATGAACTGCAGGCCCAGCAGACTGCTCGTCAGAACATCAGCGTTGCATGGAATGACATCAAGCGTTTCGCTGAAGCAAAGGATCTTGACAACCTCAAAATGACTATTGCAAAGCTGGAATCGATGCAAACTTTCAATTAGACTTATTCATTCAGTGTTGTATAATAGCCATACTTAACCACTGGAGTGATCATGATCAAGATGAAAGACATTAACGAACAAGTAACCATTGCTCGCAATAAGTGTCGAGAAGAGGTTGCACGTGACACTGGCCACAAAGGCTTTGTTAAGAGTCGTGGAACTTATGTCTACATCTATGATAAGATGGACAACATTCTAGCTGGTGAAACAGAGTCTCTCGAGTATAAAAATACGAAGAAGCAGATTATCAAGCTAATCGAAGAGTTTGGTCAACAGCCAATCCGTGTCATGCTGGCAGGAGGTTTTGACTATGCCAATTCTCCTGTTGCCTATTATCAAGATGGTGACTATGACGCATGGGTTGGTGATTGGGCTGTTACAATCTATGACTCGATCCAGAAAGTCTGATACAAACTTTCAATTGGTCTGATCTGAGAATTGTTGTATACTAGCCATACTTAACCACTGGAGGTAAACATGGAACTCGATAATGATGTCATTGAAGTATCGTTGGATGAGTATGAAGAGATATTGAATGAATGCTATCCACCAGTAGTAATTAATGGTCAAGAGTTTTTTGCAGGAAGCATCCTTCGGAGAATGAGTACGGATGCTTTCATTGAAGGATACTGGCAGTTCCTCAATGACTATGACTATGCGGAGTGTTAACAATGAACACAGTCACCATCCCGAAACAGTCGTATCATAAAGTCAAAGCCCTCATCACTGCTATCGACTACATCGACAGTGATTATGAGAGCACAATCGATTGTTTGTTTGATCTAGCTCTCACTGAGTTCTGGAAGCATGTAGGAATGGAATATTCCGGGCTATACGTCGAGAACGACAAGCTAATGTGCCAACAGGAGGATGTCAACGATTTTTCGATTGTAGAGGTGATTTACACGGTTTAAATCGATTCGTGGTTTTGGATAGTAAATATCAATTGGATTTCATTATAGATTGTTGTATAATGAACATACATTAACGAATGGAGGCAATCATGGAAAAGCTACTGTTTGAAGTACGTGAACAATATGACACACGACATGGAGGGCCATTCGATCGTGGAGCAGCTGATAGCTATTATGGGGAAGAGACTGATCCTCACTATTATGTAAAGGGAACTGGGATGTCTCCTCGAGTGGAAAAGGATCAGATGACAGATGAAGAGATCGAAGCATACTATGCTGGGTATGAGTGGAACGAGAAGTTCGGTGGCAAGAAATACTAATTAGTCAACAGGACCCCCTAAAGAGGGGGTTTCCTGTTTGATCTACCAAAACAGAAAGCCCAGGTTTTTCCTGGGCTTTTCCTTTTTGTTACCTGTTGACTTCCTGTCAGAATTCTGCTAGGAATTTCTTTGAAGTATGATTGTAATAAACGTACGCTTTGTCGTAGAGTATCTCAGGATTCTCTTCGTCGTCCTCATCTCCACTCCAAGCGTCATTATAATACGACACATCGAAGACAAAGTCACCATCTGCATTCATTCCGGCACATTCAGCTGTTCGGAATGTTGTTCCTGTGTATCCACTCTCATGGAACACTTTGGCAAGGTCCTGAGCATTATAGTTCAACACTCTACGAATGGCAACAACATCAATGTCCATATCAATCTCCATTTAAACAACACCTACATCATATCTCATCTCACATCTCATTACAACAACTCTTTTTAAAACATCATGTTTCATCGCTACAAACATCACTACAACAGATCAAAACTATCCACATTTTTTTATTTCAATCCAATTGATAATTTGTATTGAGTTGATAGGGGATTGATAGTTATTTTCAATTAGATATTATATGTGGTTGTTGTATAATGTTTTTATTGATTAATTGATTGGAGGGGATTGAAATGATTAAAGAGAGATTCATTCATTGTGATTTAGTCAAGAGTGATATTGTTTTGATCATTGAAACTCTTCGGTTGAGGATTGAAAACGAAGAGGATATGTATAAAATCGATGATCTGGAAGATCTCATTAAGTATTTTGAAACGATGAAAGACTATGGTGAAAGACTATAGGAGTTGATTAATTAATACAAATATACAATTGGTCAATATTAAATCATAGTGTATAGTGATTATGTTGATTAAATGGAGATTGAAATGAATATTACTGATCTGATTGATATGTTAACTGATCTGAAAGCTGATCTTGATGATGATAACATGAAAGTAAAGATCATGGTTGATGGTGTGATGTCAAATATTGAGGGAGTGAGTGTTAGTAATAATAAAAGAGGCAACTGCATCTGTTTGAGCGATAATGATCTTGATGTATAACTGATACACTATTAATGGAGATTCAAATGACTGATTTTTATGAGATTGACAATCTGGTTGATGAAATCGTTGGTCAGATGAAACGTGTTAGAAGTGAAGAGATTGGTTTGGATGGTCGATGTGGAACCGTTTACATCGATTATGATTTTGTCTGTGTTAATGTGAGAAATCAACAGACAATTGAGTATTATGGTGGGTTCGAGTACATTGACAAAGAGTTTGTCAAAACTTACGGTGATTATGTTTTCTACAGTCGAGATCATGATCGAGTCAACGATTGTTTGGATTATTTTGAAGGTAATGAGATGGAGGAAGAAGTAGTAAGTGAAGCTCTATCTGAGGAAGAGTAAGTTTCAAGAAGAGAGAGAGGCTGATGCTTCTCTTTTTTTATTTGTCCAATAGTATTTTTCTATCAGGATGAGGAGGTTGATAGAAATATTGTTGTTGACTTATACAGGGGGTGGGGGGGGCAGAATTGAAGTTTCTATCTGAAATTCATATACGCCGGTATTCCAAAAAGTTCAGGAAGGCTCTTTATCACCAATAAAGAACGCCTCAAAAAGGCTCAGAATCACTCAGAAACATCTACAGGAGTCAACAGAATGTCTACAAAAATGGCCCCGGGGGGCCAAATTATCTAAAATGTTTCAAAAACGTGAATCCGTGAAATTTTTTTTGAGCAAAAAACCGTAAAAAACACGAAGCAGAATTACTACGTACCTTACATCGCTTTTCTGGTTCTAAGGGAAGGGTTTTTGTATTTGGTAGGATGATCGGGTGGCGAGAACTTACCAGTCTCAATTCCCTTGTCTGCAGTAATAGGAGGACTGGACTTGAGGGTGTCAGTCGTATCTCTCTTGCTAGCATGAGGTATCTCTTTGTCTTTGAGACCTATGACATTTGGCTCAACAATCTTCGTCCCCGACACTGCAGCACCGTGCTTAGACTGATCCGATATTTTGAATTCGTCAGCACCGGGTTTTGTAGATCGTGGATCATCAACAGGTAGCCTATCTGTATATGCCTTACCCTTTGGAATTGTGGCCTGGACTTCCTTATTGGCCATCCTTGCATCCTGTCTTTCTTGATCACGCTTCTCGAGGTAATCCTTGTTGAGTGGCGGTAGGTCGCTAGGTTTAATTCTGTTCCACTCTGCTTCGTTAATGAATGATAAAAAGCGTTTCATTGTCCCTCCCATATGATGGTGGTATTTATTGTTTTGAATAAATATGGCATCATTCTTACATGGCGTTATCATGATCAAATTCAAATCTTATCTCATCGAATATCTCACTGCAGACCAACGTAAAAAATTTTCTGGCATCAAAATGACGTCAAAGGCGAAAAGCGCCACAGATCCATTCTTTGGTAAAGAGGATATCAAGCGTGAAGAGCTACAGGATTATGACCATGATAAGTCGGAAGTTCATAAGAAGGTAGAACAACATCTGCAGCAGGAGATCCCTAGAGAAGATTATGCTAAAGGAATTATTTCAGACAAGTACGGCAGACAAGCCAAGATTGGACGTATGATTCGCGATGATTCCCTACGTAATGAATTTGCTAGTGATAGTTCAAGAGCAGGTAGCAGGACCGGTAGTAACCATTATATGACGATTGTTCGTGGTACCGAAGTTGCTGGCCAGACCAACTCATCCCCAGATAAGAATCATCCTAAAGGACATTCATGGGGTGAAATTAGCTGCAAAAACGTCGATACGGGGATGAACAAGCATTACCTGGAACATGAGATCAAACACGGATCGGTCGTTGTTAGAGCACATGATCATAACGATCAAGAGGTGTACAGAGCTACACTACACCCATATGAGAATGATCAAGGCCATGTGATGTATGGTGTTAATAGCGAATATGGCATCAAGCACCCTTCATTTACCAAGCATGCGCAGGATGTGGCGGCAAGACTTAGTGGTGATCATAAAGGTGGCTCTCCAATGTATTACATCAACGACAGAGTGTATAACGATATGGGTGGGGAGGCAGTCATCCATCCAGGATCATCAGAAGAAGACATCCATACAGCTCTCAAGGACGAAAACATCGACGTCGAAGACAAAGCGACAATGATCGAGAATCATCCTAAAATCAACCCAGACCACCTCAATACTGCATTCTCCAACGAACATGAGGCTGGGTTGAGAGCAAGTGCTGTTGCGCACCCACTAGCCGATCAAAAGCTACTGGACAAAGGTATGAACGACAATAGTAGTTGGGTGAGAATCGCAGCGATGAATAATGAGAACTCAACTACAAAACACATTGAAAAGGGATTAGCGGATCCAAATATTCAAGTGGTTGCAGCAGCGTTGAAGAATCCCAGAATTCCTTCCAAGCACCTTGATGCTGCTATGGAATCCCCTGTACCGGACATAAGAGTTGCTGCAACATCGAATCCTAAAGCATCAAAGTCTCACATCAATAAAGCGTTGGGTGACAATAATGAGAATGTGAGAAGAGCAGCGGTACAAAGCCCACACGTCAGCAGAGAGCAATTGATGGACGTGATTAAAAATGACCAGCCTGCAATTGCAAACGTTGCGTTACATAATAAAAATATAACAAAAGAACATATTGATGCTGCTCTAGAGGTGCCGAGCCCCGACGTGAGATTCATGGCACTTGAACATCCAAAAGCAACACCTGAACATGTTGAAAAAGGACTGAAGGATGCAAACTACTATGTGAGAGCAGCAGCAGTTCAAAGCCGCCATGCAACGCTGGACCACATCAAGAATGCCCTTGCCAATGATCCTAGCGACTTCGTTAAATTCAAAGCCAAAAAGGCCTATAAAGCAAAAACCGGTGAAGAATACGATTCTGACAAGCAATAAAAAAGGGGCCAACTGGCCCCTTAAATTTAGTCGTCGTTAATCAGCGACTTAAATGCTTCAAGATCCTCGTCATCATCATCCCATGGCGCCTCTGCCTTAGCTTTAGCAGCAGGTGCTGCTGCCTTGCGAGTAGGTGCTGGGGTGTATGTTTCGTCCTCATCATCATCAAGATTACGAGTAGCAGCAGACTGCACAGGACGTGCATTACCACCACCATCAAGATTCAGAACAGAGTAGAGACGAGTCTTCAGATCATCATATGATTTGAAGTGCTTTTCGTCGAGCAATTCTTGCAGCTTATGTTCTTGCTGCCAAACACTTTCAAGCTCACTGTCATCGTTGAACAGAGGTCCTGCAGTTTCGAACTCAGACTTATCGTAGTTGCGGAACTTGTTGACCGTCATGATCTTCAGCTTGAAGTTTGCACCAGTCCAGAGATTGAACGGGTCGATGGGGGTTTCATCTTCAAACTCAGGATGCATTGCCGCATTGAGCTTATCGAAGATTTTCTTACCGTACTTGAAGAGAAAAACTTTCCCTTCATTCTCAGGATTAGCCTTATCACTGACAACGTAGATGTTCGAAATGAACGTCAGCTTACGCTTCTGTGCACGAACGAGATCCTGGTTTTCTTTAGTACCAGTAGCCCAAAGTTGGCTATTGTACTCAGAAACTGGATCAGGTTTACCAAGTGTAGTGAGAGACTTCTCGATATACCACTTCCCAGCGGCACTCTTGAAACCGTGTTCCCACATACGAACAAAAGGTACATCCTCACCTTCAGGTGCAGGTAAGAAACGAATAACGGCATAGCCGTTACCAGACTTGTCTACGGTTGGTTGCCAAAAGCGCTTATCAGGCTCACGGCCGCCACCTTCTGGATTGGAAATCTTCTGTACTTGCTCAGTGATTTTGTCGAGGGAATTCTTAGCAGATTTTTTTAGATTTGCGAAAGACATCGTATGCTCCTAGTATTTAAATGTATAAAATTGTATGTTTGCTTGTCCACATATACATCATGTAACAGCAGACTCATTGTCCTCCATTATCTTATGAGAAGCAACAAGAATGCTCTTGTATTTATCTTCGTCAAAAACAATGAAAGGAGTGAGTTTCATTAATCGCCTGTACTCTTCAATCCATACAGGATCTGACAGCTTTGTCTTCCAATATTGAAACACACAGCCTTTGAACAGGCGATTGATGATAATTAGCGTATCTGCCCCGATCTCTCCGGACAAATAACGCTTGAACAATTCTGGATGTTGACCAGTAGTTCTAATTTCTGCGGCGAGATCGTCGATCTGTTCAATTTCTGTCCTGAACAGATACGACAAAGACTCTTTCCGCTTCAACCATTGACGGTAATTACGATCAGCCGCCTGCTGATTGACTAGATCGCCAACCCACGCATCAGTCCTGTAAAGGTTTGCAACAAGGAACCCTTCAAGGTCTTTATGTGTGGCTAGCTTGAAAAAGAAGTATTTGTCCTTCCTTTTCTCAAAAGTCTTCAGCGATGCATTGACTTTCTTGTTGTACTTGAAGTAGTCATACGTGTCAGAGTTAAAATGGCGTTTGATTGCACAGTAAACACGGTATGCTTCAAAGTCAGTCATATTGGTAATCGGCTAGTTTTCGGTAAGTAATTGAGATTTTCAGCCTCAATGCGTATAGAGGCCTTAAGATTGCTGTTGCCTTTAATCAAGGATGCAGCAGTTTCTACATCAATTTCATGCTTTTCACAGAAATATATCACAGCATCAATATACTCCATCTTT